AGTGTTAAAGGTAGACGTACCAGCAGATGTAATGTTGCCTGTTACGTTACCTGTGATGTTAATTGTGTAGCTACCTGACAAGCGCCCTGCCGGTAGTGTGCCTGATGTAATCAATGTTGCACTAACGCTACCCGGAGCAGTTGCATAAGCTGTATCCCACTGCGCTGCACGAGCAGACGTAATGTACTCTTCAGCACCAAGAGCGACTACTTGAGAAGAGCCATTCTGTGTGTATAACAGCTTGTCAGCTACGTTGACTGCCAATTCACCTACGTCTACCTCAGACGTTGTAGGTACTGAAGAAGCCGTCTGGCTGTTCTTGGTTATGATCTTAGTTGCCATCGTTATAGCTCCGTTTATTAAATTTCAGGCCACTGAGTAAATACAGACGGTGAATCTTCGGTTGACTCAAACAGCGCAACAAAAGCTGCGTGGTCGACAGCGCCCTCAATTTCACCTTCTAGAAAATCAGAATAAGCCCGTACTGCGCTCCGGTAGTTGCTAACCTCGATGGGTATGGCGTTACCTGACTCAGCGTTACGGATGACGTACCAGTCTGTATCCTGAAGCAACCCACCTGCCTGAGACTTAACCTGTGACTTGTAAGTAGACTTGAGACCCTTTGTAACAACTTGGTTGCCGTCTTCGTCCAATACTGGATCGCCGTTTTCATCAACAGCATTAACGTCATCGAGTGCCTTGGGTGTGTCTGCGTCCCAAAAGAAACGTGAGTCAAAGGTTGCTGGGTCGTCTTCCCAGACTAAGCCAGCCGCAGTCTTGTCAGCCTCTGACCAAGAACCCCAGTTGGTTGGGTGTTTTACTCCAGCGTCATCAACCCAGCTCCTGCCTTCGCGTATGACCCTAGTGTTATATTTCCATGCCATCTGTATTACCTCGCGTTGGCGTATTTGAAAGGCATCTCAGCAAATGCCATAAATATGTAGGTATGGTTGATAATATTTAAAGAAGCACCAGCATCTCTAAGTTTGAAGCCGTTAGATAAAAAATCATAATTTACATAAGAGCCTTCTGCTCCTGATGTATTAGGTAATAAATAGTTACCTACAGCGTTATCAGGGTCTCTTGTGTTATCGTAAATAACCCAATCCTGCGTAGTTGTATTTTTTACCAAAAGAAACGCTGGTCTAAACCCACAGTAAACAAACGTGCCGTCAGCACTTCCATTGCCTGTGTAGCTGCCGAACTTGCTGTAGCCTTCAACCTCTGCGAAACAATATGCAACAGAAGTCCATCCACTCGGAAAATAAGCTAGCTGTCCGGTAGAAAATACAGTAGAGTCAATAGTTCCCGGCCACACATTAGCATCGGTACTTGAGGCATTGGTAAGGTTAAGCTGTAAATAATTTGTTTGACCTAATGATTTATGATAAACAGGCCAGCCATCCACATTACTACGGTATTTACGAATAATTACGTCTGGCTTAACCCCTAGACCGTGACCTATTGTTTGATTTACGGTTGCCGGATTTGTCCAAGTAACAATCGAGAACCCAGCCTTCTGATTAGCCGATACAGTAGACGTTATAGAGCCGTCAGTGTTGGTTACTTCAGCGCCGTCAGCTTTCCAGTTCCATGCGACAATCGATTCAGATGATCCGTTTACAGAAGCGTTTTGACCTACAGTAAATCCATCAGAGTCAAAAGATTGCAGTGTTTCTGTGTTAGTGCCTTCTGCGTTTGTATTGTCAGATTGTAAGAATTTAGAAGCCCCACGAATAGTATCAAACAAACGATGACTGTAAGCAGTAGAACGATCTTTTATCCATGCAAAATCTGGAGCAAACCCAACGCCAGTAATTGATCGACCAGTCGTTCCATCGCCAGTCCACAACACAGTATTAAAGTAATCCTCTGGAACGTCATCCTGTGCTGGATCAATAACAGGGTCAGGAAGGTTAGCCGTACATAACGCAAGGTATCCTGCCGGTGGTGCGTAGTAGAAGTCGCCTATGCCGTTAGCGTCTGTGTTGCCTTGGCGTGTCACCTCCCCACCAAAAGAAGAATCTTGACCAAAGTTAATTACTTGCGTTGTTACGTATTCTCCAACTACCGGAAACAATAAACCGCTTGATGGTATTGTTACGGTGCTTCCGGTTCCTGTTTGCAAAACTCCGTTTTTTACAAACGTCATCTGGTTGTTATCGCGGTCAACCAATACCTGTATAAATGTAAAGATTGGTAGGCTTATGCTTCCTTGCCTCGTGCCGTTTTGAATAAAACTTTGCCCGTATGAATATGCGTCATTTATTCCATAATTACCTGAAGAATCAAAAGCTAACCCAGCAAGATATGGGTTTGAGGTTACACCTATTGAGTTGTAGTTACTTGTTGTCGGCGTTACAAGAAAGTATCCCTCAAAAACCCACTTGCCTGTTTCTGGTATAGCAATAGTTGATTTGCCGTAAACATACCCATAGCCATAAGCACTGGCATGTCTTAAATTTCCTTCATATAACAAACCAGTTCCAGTATGAACAGAGTTCAATGTAGCAAAGCTATTCGTAGGACTATCCAGCATCTGATCTGTTGACGCTAGGTTAGTTGGTGTCCAGTTGTTGCTGTTGCCGCTAACGTCTGCGCCTAGTGAGCCAGCGTTGCCAAAGTCTAAACGGAAACCGTTAGTGCCATACGTGCCTGAGTAACTTTTAGGAATCCATACGCCTGACTTTAACTCACCAAAGGCTGTAGCGTCTAAGGCTTGACCGTCGATGAAGTTAACTTCGGCCATGTAGCCGTCGTAGTAGTTTGCTCCCCCTCCATCTGTTCCCACATAAGATGTGGCGGTAGTTGTCATGCAATCTAAATCAAGGTTTAATGTTGGAGATGTTGTAACAGATAAAGACTGATTTACGCCATTAACATAAAGTTTTACTCTATCTGACGCTGTTGCTTGAGTTGTATCAATTGAAATAACAATGTGATACCAAGCACTAAAATCACGGAAAAGCGCAGAAGATTTTATGTCTAAGTTCCAAGACGCACCATTATTGTTTTGAACATAAAGCTGTCCTAAATAAAACCCCATTTCAAACCTAGTTACTGTAGGTGATCCTCTGCTTCCAAAAAACGGAGCATAACTAGTTGAAGATGGTTTAGTCCAAAAACTAAAAGTAAATGTCTTGCGATTACCAGCAGACGCTGGTGTCCTACTCAGATACGCAGTGTCATCATCGTTAAAGCGTAACGACTGGTCTATCTCATACGGGTAAAACCCCGTTGAGTACATCCACTGATCTGAACCTAATGGCCCTGACATAAGTTATCCTCAGCTAAACGCGAGTTGTGGAGCACCCAACAAGATGCGTCCGGAAGCAGCAACAACGTAAGGCACAATATCAGTTGTGCTGGCCGCTGAAGATATTGTCAGACCTGCGCCACCCGCAGTCTCGTAGTCAGTCCCCAGAGACACTGTGCGGCCTCCAGTGGCGTCCTGAGCCAACACAATAAAGCCTGACTGCCCTACAGCCTCAGTCGTTGGATTATCGAGTGTGACGTTACCAGTGAGCGTCAGGACAAAGTTCTGGTACGTGCTGAAGTCCAGAGTGGTTGACCCGGTAGCGTTAGCAGTTTGCGTACCTGCTGTTGCGCTGTTAGTGACTGTTAAGCTGCCTACAGTAATAGAGTTAGTAGTTGTATTACCCGTAGTTGTAACTTCGTCTAACGTCTGGCCTGTGATGCTTGTATATGCGTCAAGCCAAGCACTGCCGTTGTACACCTTCATATTGCCAGATGTAGTGTTGAAGTACAGCGCACCTGTAATTAAAGCATCGCCGTCATTATCTAACGTAGGGTCAGAGGTTTTAGCGCCTAGGTAACGATCATCAAACGAATCAAACGATGCGGCAGCATTAGTTTCTGATGTGGCTGCTGCACTAGCGGAGTTAGCTGCATTAGTCTCTGAGGTAGCTGCATTAGTCTCAGATGTAGCTGCATTAGTTGCGCTGGTAGCTGCATTGCTCTCTGAGGTCGCTGCTGCGCTCTCTGAGGCTGCTGCGTTGGTCGCCGATACTCCGGCATTGGTTTCGCTGGTAGCTGCGTTAGACGCGCTTGTAGAGGCTGCTGTGGCACTGCTCGTTGCACTGGAAGCACTGGCCGTTGCTGACGTCGCGCTAGAGGCTGCTGAAGTAGCTGAGTTAGATGCGTTGGTTGCAGAAGTAGATGCACTGGATGCTGAAGCTGCTGCTGCGGCTGCGTCTGCTGCTACCCCGGCTTCACTGGCTGCCGCGTTAGTCGCTGATGTAGCTGCCGCTGATGCGCTGCTAGACGCGTTAGTTGCGCTAGTGGATGCTGATGTCGCGCTGTTAGCTGCGTTGGTTGCTGATGTAGCTGCTGCTGTTGCACTGTTAGCCGCGTTAGTCGCCGAGGTCGATGCTGCCGTTGCTGAGTTAGCTGCTGATGTGGCGCTAGTTGCGGCTGAGTTAGATGACGACAGGGCGTTAGACGCAGATGTTGATGCGTTAGAGGCAGAAGTTGCTGCTGAGTTAGCGTTTGCTGTTGTAGTAGCAATAGCGGTTTCTGCTGATGTTGCTGAAGCTGCTGCATTAGTTGCGGAGGTCGCTGCGTTAGTTGCTGAGACTGCTGCGTTATCTTCGCTAGTTTCTGCGTTCTGTGCAGATACAGCGGCTTCGTTTGCTTTCTCAGTTACAGCGTTAAGTGTTGCTTCTGTTGTTGATGCAGGTGAGCCACCGTCACCACGAAAAATAGCCATTTTAGTATCCTCTTAACCTGTTAGACTTCTTTAAATTGTCTTGCGCAGGTATAACCTGTAAATTCCAAGGAACGTGCAAGCCACAACAGTTTTGTCCGCGGAGGGGAACTATATGGTCAACGTGATGAACTACTCCGGTTAGCTGAGAACGCAAGTCGCGTAGTTCGTAAATCTCTGCGATCATAAACAAGTGATCTTCTGTAAGCCATTTGGGTTTAGCTTGTCGAACACCTTTGGCTCTTAGGTGTCCTTTAGTAATGTAGTACTGCTTTCTTTTTTGATACCACTGTTTCCACTGCTTTTTCATTTCTTGTGGATTATCTTTGTATCTTTTGTTTCTTTGTTCTTTACAGCACTCTTTACATTCATGAAACAAGCCGTCTTTATTTCTAGCTTGCTTATAAAAATTGTTTAAGTTTTGTTCTTTGTTGCACTTTCTGCAAGTTTTCATAACATCCTCCCACAAGGATAAAAGTGAGGGTACTAACTGTGTGGGCAGCTTTCCCCTCGGTACTATTTTACTACTTACTCATCGAATACAGCAAGTACAAGTCCAGCTTCTGGACGATATACCTGAACACCGTAAAGAGTGTCAGCGGTATAAAGTGTACTTAAATATTCTTGCTTATATTGAGTCTGCGAACGTACAGACATCTGCTCTGCGTGGACGATAGCGTCTTTGTGGAAGAACAAACAACCACGGACGTTAGTCTCAAGTACAGGACAGTTGCTAGATACGTATACGTCAACACCATAGACGTTACCAATCAGACCAGACTTAACAGTGCGGTCATCACGGAAGTCGCTAGAAACGTAACGATCGATACCCATGATGCTCTTACGGGCAGCAGGTGGGATGATCAAGCAGCGGTCTTCCATAGGTACGTTAGCGTCGTCAAGAAGCTTGATAGCCTCACGGAAGCCTACGTCTGTGAAGTTGTCGCCAGTAGCTACAGTTGCAGCAGCAAAAGCAGACAGACCAGCAGTACCGTTAAAGTACAGGCTGTTGCTGTTAACCCAGTCAGCACCAGTAGGAGCAGCTAGGTCAAGAGTTCCGTCACCGAAACCAGTACCAGCGTTCATCAGGTCAGTGTCAACCTTCAGAGCCAACTGATAACCAGCATCTTCAGTATAGAACTGACGGAGGCTGTTGAGTGCTTGTACTTCTACGATGTCTTCGATGAAACGTGAGTATTCAAAGTGACGGTCGATAGCAATCTGAAGCTCTGTCTCTACGTTTGCTTGGATGTTGACAGCAGTGTCAGCAACCTTAGCAGAGGCAGCACCACGGATGGGCTTAGGTACGTGAATGGTGTCGCCTTTCTTGCCAGACATAGAAATCTTTTTGACAAGGGGTGACATCTTGAGGTTCTTCTGGTACGCAGCAATTACTTCGTCACTCCAGATTTCTGGAATAAACGTAGCGGCAGCGGTCTTATTTACAATAGAACCCCCGCCAACTGTACCGGGATAAGTTTGAGTCGCCATGATAAATCTCCTTTAGATTAGGCTACTTAACACGACACTCGGCATATGCTTGAAAGATCTCTTCTGACAAGGCTGAATATCGCTCTGGGTCTGTCTTCATAAGTTTAATAATGTCAGCGCGACGATATACCTTTTTCCTTGATCCTTCCCCTGAGCCTCTGGCGTTGCCTGTGTTCGCAGACTTTAGCT